AAACAGCAGGAACTACCAAAAAGTCTAGCAACAGAACTAACCAGCAACAAAACCTTAGCGACTTGTTTACATTACAACTCAACCCTGGGAACGCGGCGAAGTCGGGAAAACTTACAGACTGTGGAAACACCCAGTGGGATGAAAACAACAGAATCTGGAAACTGTAGTCCAATCACAACAGCAGCAACTGCTAATAACGGAAATAGCATAAGAACAGCATCCCTTAAGAACAACAAAAGTGTGGCAGAAAAGCAACGCGTCAGAACGCCCCAGGATCAACAAACGAGAGCGAACCAATACCAACGGTGCAGGCACCATCAAAAATGCAACAGCGGCCCGTTAAATCGCTTTGCTACTGAATAAGTAGTGGCAACAGATAGAAGAAAACAGTATAAGAAAATAGCAGTCTCTTTGTTGGCAACAACACGAAACACTAGGAGAAATTGAGAATACCTGTATAATCGGAACTGCCAGCAAATTCGCTGGTGCAATGGTGCAACAACACCGCAACTGAAAGAAACGGAAGAATCATCATGGAATTGAACAACAACACCGAAGTCACCATCGACACGGTAACACCGGAACTGAAAATCGGCGAGATTCAACTCAGCGCCGACCGTCGCAGCAGCAAAGAGAATCCGCTCACCGATGCTGAAAGAATCCGCCGCGTTGTGATCCCAACAAACTATTGGGGGGAACTCAGCGCGAGTGCAAATGGAACAGCGAACAGCGGACTGCGCGACATTCTCATCAACGGTCTGAAAGCAATCGGAAGCGCTCGCCTGAAAGACACGCTGACAGAGAATCCGATGCAGCGAACCGTAAAGCTGAGCGACTACTCTGTAACTAATCTCCTTGCATGGAGTGAAGAAACAGCAGCAAGTCGCGGCAGCTTGACATTCGACCGTGAGCAAGTGGAAGCATGGTTCCCAACAACGAAACTGCACCAGCAGATGAAGGAGAAAGGAGAACAGTACATCACCTTTATGAGTAACAGGCTTGCAGCGCTGGCAGCTAAAAATCATGGCTTGAAAAAGCCAGAAGAGGCAGACAAACTAATCACCCTGCTTGCTGGCGATACAGATAATGGAATCTGTAGCGATCTGATTCAACGACTCGCGCATATCAGCAAATCCCTTGCAGCGCGAACCAATGACAGCACCATCAGCTTGGACGATTTGTGATGCGCAGGCCAACTAGCACTAGGCTGTTACTGGCCTTCTATTGGTTGGCCCGTGCCAGAGGCATGAAACCATGTACCGCATGGACTTATGCCTCTAGCATGGCAGCCGATAGCATCACACCGCAGACCATCAACCACCATTAACCACCATTAGGAGTTATCACCATGAACGTCAAACAAGCAGTTACCGCAGCGAACGGCTCTACTAATGTACAAGAGAGCCTAGACAAACTGCAAGCAATGCAAGAGGCAGTAGTTAACGCCGGTCATCGCCCTGACCGCGCAGTCAGCGCAATACTAGACCTTGAGTCTATGAGGCAAGCAGTGATTAAGGCAGACACCGCACTAATGCGCGCACTGTGGAACGCTGAAGAGCAAGCAGACGAGATAACCCGCCGGCTTAATAGCTAACTCCCCTGCTAGCAGCTCCTGCACTACTAAGGTGCATCTGCTGCTAGTGGTCGGCTCGTCGCTCCGCTCCTCGCAACAGCCGCTCGCTACGCTCGCAATCCAGGCTCCAGCTGGCGTCGCTCCGCTCCTTGCTTCCGCGATACCAACATCCTTGTGTCGGCTCGCTACGCATCGCCACCACCATCGTTCGCGATGCTCACTCCCCCGTATACCCCGGGGCACCTTTTTAGGCTGGGAGTTTAAACTTCTTCCTATGGCACCCACCTCGTTTTTCTAAAAATTTGGAGATACCAATGATCGCACTGCTAAGCCTCTCGGCGCAAATTCCTCTGTTCACACTATTAGCAGTTCCTGGTAGAATAGCTTTCATGAATACAAGTACTCTGAGCGACAGCCTCGCTGCTAGTTTCGATGATCCTACCAAGGACCGGCTTCTCGGCATTCTTGCCGCAGGAGTTCCACAAACAGCAGCGGCTCTTGCAGTTGGTGTTTCCGACAGCTACGTTTCGCAACTCTTGGATGACCCGGCATTCTCAGAAGCTCTCGCCGCCAAGAGAAGCAAGAAGGTAGAAGCAAGCATTCGTTACGAAGATACTGTGGAGAGTGTCAGAAGCAAAGCACTCACCATTCTGGAGAGCAAACTCAGCTACGTCAGAAGTCCAATGGAAGCAGCAAGGATCTTTGCTATTCTTGACGGCGCCAAGAAAACCACGAGTTCGACTCCTGGAGAAGTTACACCACTTGGCATGCAGCAAGTTGCTATCGTACTTCCAAAAGCAGCACAGGTCATGATCACCATGAACTCTGCAAATCAGGTGATTGATGTGCAAGGAAGAAGTATGGCAACTCTTCCATCACGAGCACTACCAGCACTGAGCAAGGAGCAAGCAAGCAAGAAAGAAGCACTGGCTCTTGCAGATCAGACAGCGGCAACCGATGTGTTAGCAACGATGGTTGCAGCAAGAGAAAGCACGACGCTGAAGAAAGTGCCAAATCTGTTCACGGCAGAAGATCTCTGATGTTCGCGGTGGCAAGGGCAAGAACTCTACGCTTTGGTTTTCTGCATAAATAAAAAAATAAAAAAAGCATCATATGTCTCCAGAAGATCTCGGTATGGAAACGGCGCAAGCGGTCGAGCAATCTGCGACTAGCAGCAATGCAGAACTGATACACAGTCTCGCCGCCGAAACACTTGGACAGCCGCATGCTGAAGATCCAGAAACTCGCCTGCTAGATGCTAGCTCAGATCGCGCAGGAATTACGCAAGCAGCAAAGACAAACCTGGACTTTCTTGCTTCCCTCATCCTTACAGACATCTACGAGTATGGATACCCCCCACTCTTCCACGCGATTTGGCAACTCATCACCGTCGAAGCAACAGTTGAGCGAGGAAAGCCAAAGTATGCTCTCGGGATTCCACGAGGATTTAGTAAGACTGTGGTCCTTAAACTCTACGCAGTCTGGCTCATTCTCTTCAGTAACCGACGATTCATCCTTGTCGTCTGCAACACCGCCAAACTTGCAGAAAACTTCCTCTCCGACGTTACTGACATGCTCAACAGCATCAACATCAAGAACGTCTTCGGAGCTTGGAACTCCTCATGCGAGCAGGATACTCTCGCATTCAAGAAGTTCCACTTTCGTGGCCGCCATATTGTTCTTGCAGCTCTTGGTGCTGGTAGCTCTCTCCGAGGCTTGAACTTAAAATTCGTTCGTCCTGACGTTGTCATCATGGATGACATGCAGAATCGTGACGAAGCAGCGAATGCAGAAGTAGCAAAGCAGCTACTAATCTGGATGTTAGGAACGCTGATGAAAGCGTGTCATCCACATCGCTGCATCTTCATATTCGTAGGAAACATGTACCCCTTTGAGGGAAGTATCCTGCGGAAACTCAAGCATTCTGCTGAGTGGGTCAGTTTCATTACTGGCGCAATCCTGGCAGATGGAAACTCGTTGTGGCCAGAACACCGAACACTTGAAGATCTTCTGGGCGAACTGCAGTCTGATACTGACATGGGTCATCCTGAGATCTTCTTTTCAGAAGTGATGAATGACGAAGAATCTGGAACTGTCTCTGGCATTGACATTTCCAAGATTCCTCTCTGCCCTCCAGGACTTGCAGGAGAAGTAGTAGCGCAAGGAGGATACGTAATAATAGACCCATCTCTTGGCAAGAAAGGTGGCGATGATCTTGGTATTGGAGCATATCTCATCTACGATGGCATCCCAGTTCTCGTAGAAGTAATCTCTGAGAAGATGGATCCAGGAACTACGATCCAAAAAGCCACCATCATGGCAGTGAAGCATTCCATGCAACTCATCGTAGTTGAGGGCGGCGCATATCAAGCAACTCTCATCTATTGGTTCAATCAAATCTACGCACAGCTGGGAGTGACAGGAATCCATGTCGGCGAGATCACGACAGGTGGAATGCAAAAGAATGCGCGTATCGCTGCTGGTCTCAAGATGCTACTCTCAGGAAAGATCATCCTGCATGAGCGAGTGCGATCAGCAGTTCTCTATCAGATCACTCAGTGGAATCCATTGAAGACTAAGAACAAGGATGAACTATTAGATCTAGTAGCCTACGCACATGCTGTCATGGAACTGCATTCTGAATACCTACCTTTGTTGATTTCTGATAGGACAGAGGATACAATGCCAGAAGGTTCTACAGCTGAAACTCTTGCACTCCCATTCTGAAAGTACACTCATGGCCACCACTCCTGCAACTCCCCTCGCAATCTCAACAACTGCCCAGGCTCAAGTTGTCAAATACTTAAATAGTGCAGTTTCTCTCTACGCCACCAGTTTCAACATCAGGAACCAACTGATTGCAAGGGACCGGGAGTATCTGCGGGAGAATGACGCTACGGAAACGCAACGGAAGGCAAAAGCAGCGAACCAGCGAGGCGATGCTACTAAGCTGCAGAACATCACAGCTCCAGTTGTCATGCCGCAAGTCGAGTCAGCACTTGCAGAGCTCCATGAGACATTTCTCACAGGATACCCAATCTTTGGGACCATTGCGCCGCCAGATCAGCTGGAAGCAATGGAGCAGATGGACACTATCGTTGCTGACAATTCTACTCGCGGCGGTTGGCCCATCCACCTATTGCAAACTCTTCGCGATGGCCTCAAGTATGACATTGGCGCAATCGAAGTAGTTTGGGAAACGAAGAAGATCTTTTCTATTGAGACGCCGCAAGAGAGGAATCTGACGCAAGGAACTCCCACAGAGAAACTCTACTCTGGGAATTTCATGAAACATCTGGACATGTACAACACATTTCTAGACACTCGTGTTTCTCCAGAACTTAACCATGTGCAGGGAGAGTACGCAGGGTATACTGAGATGCTCTCACGCATCGAGATCAAGAAGCGCATGGAGGATCTGAATCCTCTGGGCACCATGAACTTCAAAGCAGCGTTGGAATCTCCAGGCCCAGATTTCAGCTCAGCAGATGACATTACTGGGGCATTCTACATCCCAGATCTTAACCCAGATGCATTGCTGAATGTTGCTGAACGCTCAGAGCATAACTGGCTCACTTGGGTTGGTGAAGAATCCACGAATGGCAAGAACATTCAGTATCGTAGCTCCTACGAATGGACGGTACTTTATGCTCGCATCCTCCCGTCAGATTTCAAGATCTTCGGCCGAAATCCCAACCACGTACAGATCTGGAAATTCATCATCATCAACCGCAAGGTTGTTATCTTTGCTGAACGCCAAACCAATGCTCACAACTATCTCCCCATCATTGTCTGCAAGCCTTCCGCAGATGGTCTTAGTTACCAATCCAAGAGTTTCGGAGAAAATGCTACTCCTTTCCAGCAAGTAGCTTCTGGCTTGGTGAATTCTGGTATTGAATCCCAGCGACGGAAAGTGTATGATCGGATCTTCTACGATCCCACTCGTGTCAATAAGGCAGACATCGAGAAAGTAAGCAGCGTCGCTCGAATCCCAGTCAAGAACAACATGTATGGGAAAACTCTGGGAGAAGCTGTCTACGCAGCACCGTATCGAGATGATGGCGTGGCAGAAGTGATGTCAATGTCCCAGCAATTCGTCAGTATGGGAGAAATCGTCAACGGTCAGAATCGCGTCCAGCAAGGTCAGTTCCAGAAAGGGAACAAGACCAGGAAAGAATTCGAGACGACGATGGGGAATGCTAGCAACCGTGGACGTATGCGAGCAACAGGATTGGAGTTCACCTTCTTCGTTCCGATCAAGGAGATTCTCAAATGCAACATGCTGCAGTACCAGCCGCCGACAACGCTGATGAACCAACAGACTGGAAACAGCGTTACTATTGACCCAGAACTCCTGCGCAAGGCATTCATACAATTCCGTATGAGCGATGGTTACACGCCAGCAGACAAGATGGTTTCTGGTGAGACTGTGCAGATGCTCTTCAACGCGGCTGCTGCCATTCCTACAATTCCCATGGAATACGATCTGATGGGGATTCTTTCATACTCCATGCAACTGCAAGGTGGTGGCTGGATCAGGCAGTTCA